TCAACCATAAGTTAGATCACATCTTAGAACACTTCCATCACAATACAACATGGACTGCTAATCTAGGTGGTGGCAACCAGATTACATTTAAGAAAGATAGTGCTTGCTGAAGTATACGATAATAAATTCGATCCAAAATATCTCCATGATATCTTTGCTACCCTTCAAGGTAAGTTAAGATATAGAGCATGTAACGTTGCTAATGCAACCACATGGCCATACCATCAGGAAGGTAGTCATAGATTATTTGGATCTACAATCTTTGCAAGACATCATCCCAATATCATATCATATTTGGATAACGAGAATGCTCCTACCTTCTTTAAGATGTTTGAGTTTCTCTGTAGAATAAAAAATCTTGACAGCACACGTGTATATCTGAACAGGATAGATGTAAACCTCCAACACAGTGGATGTGACGGAACGTTACATATTGACAGCAATGGTCCCACAGATCGCTCTCAGCATACTATAATGGTAATGCCGAACCCGATATGGGAAAAAGAATGGGGTGGTAAATTCCAAATCTTTTCTGAGGACAGATCAGAAATGCTAGAGGAGTATGAATATGTTCCTGGTAGGATCATAGTCTTTCCATCACACTATCCACATAGAGGACTAGGTCCCACAAAAGAGTATATGTATAGATACTCTATAGTATTTGGATTGATCCTATGAAGGTACCTAATTGGCAGCATCATTCCAAGAAGGAAAAGAAACGCCATCTAAAACCACAAGCATTGCGACAAGCACGTGCCAGAAGAAACCAGTTGACAAAGTGTCTACTCAACCGTCCCAAGGGGCGGTTTTTTAGTATAATTAATAGTATAGACACACAACTGACATGAACCTCGTTAAAGAATCACTCGCTAAACTACTCGCTACAGAAGACCTTATCGTTGAGACTAGAAGTGTTGACACTGCACAGTTTGACGTAGAGAATAGAATACTAACCTTACCTAACTGGGAGCATGACAAAACTCAGGTCATAGATGCATTGATTGCACATGAGGTAGGTCATGCACTATACACTCCTAATGACTGGTCTTTCCTTGAGGAGGTTCCAATGCCTTATGTTAATTTGTGTGAGGACATTCGTATTGAGAAGTTGATGAAGCGTAGATACGAGGGTATTGCTAAGACATTCTTTCAAGGTTACAAGCAACTTGCAGCAGATGACTTCTTCCAGATCAATGAGCGTGGTGTTGATAGTCTAAGTCTTGTAGACAGATTAAACATACAGTACAAGGTAGGTAACTTCACTGATGTTTCTTTCTCAGATGAGGAGAGTGTATTCCTTCCTAAGTGTGATGCACTAGAAACATTTGACGATGCAGTTGCACTTGCTAAAGAGATACATGCTTACATGAAAGATCAGTTTGATAAGCAACAGCAGCAACAGACTGAGGGTGAGGGTGATCCAGTAGCAGTTCCATCTGGAGAAGGTAATGGTCTTGAGGAAGGCAATCCTTTAGAAGATCTATCTACAGGTAAAGGTCAACCTAAGTCAGAAGAAGAAGGAGAGGGAGAAGGTACTGCAGCAAATCCATCTGCATCTGATACTCCTGAGAATACAGGTGGTGCTGTAGATGCAGGTAGAAACTCAGGTGAACCAACAGAGTTCGATCCAACTGTAGAAACTATGGATGCTTTGAATGATGCACTTAAAAATCTTGCTAATACTGAAGCACAGGAATATGACTACGTAGAGTTACCTAAGACTATCAGCAGTAAGTACTTCATATCTAACAAAGAAGTTAGTGACATTGCAAATAATTTCTACGTAGAGAAAGAAAACCTTGCAAATCAAAAAGACTTTGCAGATCAGTATGACATGCACATGGCAAGAGAGTACACTAAAAACTTAAGCGAAGCAGATGCTGACTTCAGAAAATTCAAAATGTCACAAAACAAAGAAGTCAACTACATGGTTAAAGAGTTTGAGATGAAGAAGTCAGCAGACAGTTATGCTCGTGCTACTGTTTCTAGAACTGGTGTTCTTAATACAGCAAAACTTCATACCTACAAGTACAACGATGATCTTTTCAGAAAAGTAACTACTGTACCTGATGGTAAGAACCACGGATTAATCTTTAATGTTGATTGGTCTGGTTCTATGTCCAACTGTATCCTTGATACAATCAAGCAAGTACTTACACTAGTATCATTCTGTCGTAAGGTTGGTATTGCTTATGATGTATACCTCTTCTCCGATAACTTTGAGAAGGATCAGCATAAGTATCATGAAGATCCAAGCACTGAGGGTAAGGTTATCCTACGTGACTTCCGTATGCTTAATGTACTTACAAGTAGCAGCAACAATAGATCTCATGACAAACAGGCACACAACTTATTCCGTCTTGCAAGTAGTTTCAGAGGGTACTACAGTTGTGGTATTCCTCACGGACTAAACTTAGGTGGTACTCCATTGAATGAAGCAACTGTTGCTCTAAACCATATCATTCCTGAGTTCCAAAAGAGAACTGGTTCACAAAAAGTTCACGTTATCAATCTAACTGATGGCGAAGGTTTCACACTAAAGTTTGGTAAGAAGGTTGTTTCACAATATGATGGTTCAGTATCATTCATCGGTAGAAACTGCAACGCATCAACCAGACTACGTGACCGTCAAACTGGTAAACAGTATTCATTTACTAATGACCAGTACAACCAGACAGACACATTCATCTACCAACTACGTGACAGATTTCCTCAGTGTGAGTTCATGAACATCCGTCTTGTTGCAGGTAATGACTGGTACAGATTTAAGCGTGGTTGCTTAGGTTATGAGTATGGTGAAGGTAACGATCAAGCATGGGCAGAAGCAGACAGAGAGTGGAAGAAGACTAGATCTTTCATATGCTTATCTTCTGCATACACCGTACAGTATGCTATGGCAGTCTCTGCACTCAACAATGATGCTGAGTTTGAGATCGAGAAAGAGGATTACACCAAGGCAGACATCAAGAGAGCATTCACTAAGTCTCTTAAAGGTAAGAAGATGAACAAGAAGATCCTATCATCCTTCATCTCACGTATCGCATAAAAACCACTTGACAAAGTGGCACACGACCCCTACACAGGGGTCTTTTTTATTGGTATTATTAATATATACAAACGCAATTCCAATTTTTACATCATGACCTTCGAGAGAAAACTATCCGTCAACTTCGTTGAAGAACTACGTGAACAGTATGGTAGTGAGATAGACGCATCTCATGTTAAGAAGTATGCAGCATCACAGAACTGCACATATGCTACAGTAGGTGGCAAGTTAACTAAACTAGGTTACAAAGTTAAGAAGGGTGCATGGAAACTAACTATCGCTGAAGGTAGAGAGATCCTAGAGAAATCACTCTCAGCACCCTCTGTATTGCCCTCAGCAGAGAGAAACCTAGTTCCTTCTATAGATAGCACCTTCGTTAAGTTTGGTAATTTTACTGACGTTAAGAAAATTATTTCTTCTAAGTTATTCTATCCTGCATTCATTACAGGTTTATCTGGCAACGGTAAGACATTCTCTGTAGAGCAAGCATGTGCTCAGGCAAAGAGAGAACTCATCAGAGTTAACATCTCTATCGAGACAGACGAAGATGATCTCATCGGTGGTTTCAGACTTGTTGATGGCAACACAGTATGGCACAACGGTCCTGTCATCGAAGCACTTGAAAGAGGTGCAGTTCTATTACTTGACGAGATCGACCTAGCATCTAACAAGATCCTATGTCTACAGTCTATCCTTGAAGGTAAGGGTGTCTTCCTTAAGAAGATAGGTAAGTTCGTACAACCTTCACCAGGTTTTACAGTTGTTGCTACTGCTAACACTAAGGGTAAGGGTTCAGAAGATGGTAGGTTCGTAGGTACTAACGTACTCAACGAAGCATTCCTAGAAAGGTTCCCTGTTACTTTTGAGCAGTCATACCCATCAACTGTAAGTGAGCAGAAGATGCTTGACATTATCAATCCTCAGGATGACTTCAATAAGAAGTTAGTTGACTGGGCAGACATCATCCGTAAGACATTCTACGATGGTGGTATTGATGAGGTTATCAGCACACGTAGACTTGTGCACATCGTTAAAGCATACCAGATCTTTGGTAACCGTGCTAAGGCAATCACCACTTGTATCAGTAGGTTTGACGATGAGACAAAGCAAGCATTCCAAGAGTTATATGACAAGGTGGATGCAGATGTTGACTTTGAGGAAAAAGTTTGATATGATAAATGCATGGAGTTTAGCGGGTTCTATTTTAAGTGGAACCCTCGACGAAGAATATCCCATCAAACAGAGGTCTATGGAAGAACTTGATCCTTACGAATACTACGACACTTCCTTTAAGGAAAGTGACGTACACCCTATAACAGGGGATCGTAACATCGTTATAGATGAAGATAGGGTCTGTAAGTATGATGAAGATCTAACATTGGAGATAGCGAATGAGTACATCAAAGAGACTTACTCTCAGCATTATGCCAGTGGTAAAATTCAGACCCTTGATCTAATAGAAAGTATTGGAGACGCAGAAGCATTCTGTAGATCTAATGCAATCAAGTACCTTAGTCGGTACGACAAAAAAGGTCGTCCCCAAGACGACATTCTTAAAGCAATACACTATTGTGTATTATTATATTATTTTAGTAAATGAAACTTTCAAAAGGTACTCTTGATATCCTCAAGAACTTCTCTAACATCAACCAATCAATCTGCTTCAAAGAAGGTACAGAGTTATCAACTCTATCCATACAGAAGAATATATTATCACGTGCGGTGATTGAAGAGAAGTTCCCAAGGACATTTGCAATCTATGATCTAAGTGAGTTCCTATCTGGACTATCACTTTTTGAAAATCCTGACTTTACTTTTGACAATGACAACTTTGTTATGATCAAAGATAGTAAATGTCAGTCAAGATATTTCTTTGCAGATCCATCTACAATTGTACAACCACCTGAGAACAAGGTGGAACTTCCTAGTAAGGATGTGTGCTTTACTGTAGCATGGAGTGATATCTCTAACATCATCAAGGCAGCAGCAATCTATCAGATTGAAGATCTAGCAGTTGTTGGTGATGGTGCTAGTGTTAAACTTGTCGTACGTGACAAGAAGAACGATACCTCTAACAGTTACGCTGTCAAGGTAGGGATTACCGACAAAGAATTTTGTTTCAACTTTAAAGTTGAAAACCTCAAGTTGCTACCTGGTGATTATGAGGTTACTATTAGTAAACAGAACGCATCTCTATTCAGAGATAGTAAAAGAGATCTTGAGTATCTCATCGCACTAGAACCTGATAGTAAGTATGAAGGATGATTTTCTTTGGGTCGAAAAGTATCGTCCCAAAACTATTGAGCAATGTATTCTCCCATCCGACATTAAGAATACATTTCAAGCTTTTGTTTCCAATGGAGAAGTTCCTAACTTACTCCTGTGTGGTACTGCTGGTATCGGTAAGACCACTATTGCAAAAGCATTATGCCATGAACTAGGAGTTGATTCTTATTTGATCAATGGATCAGACGAGGGTCGTTTCTTAGACACTGTACGTAACAGTGCTAAACAGTTTGCTTCAACAGTATCGTTGACCTCATCATCTAAGCATAAGGTCATCATTATAGATGAAGCAGATAACACTACACATGACGTGCAGTTATTGTTACGTGCTTCGATAGAAGAGTTCCAAAGAAATTGTAGGTTTATCTTTACCTGTAATTTCAAGAACAAAATTATTGAACCACTACATTCTAGAACCACTGTTATTGAATGCAATGTCAGAGGAAAGGACAAACAACAAATCGCTGCTCAATTTTTTGAACGGTGTCGTGGAATACTTACCGCAGAAAATGTACAGTTTGATAATGCGGTGGTCGCTGAGGTCGTCCAGAAGTACTTCCCAGACTTCCGAAGGACACTCAACGAACTCCAAAGGTATTCCTCCACAGGGAATATCGACACTGGCATTCTGGCGGTATTAAATAATGTCAAACTTGGCGAATTATTATCGTCACTGAAGAACAAAGAGTTCTCCGTCGCACGCAAGTGGGTCAATAGTAATTTGGACAATGATCCAAATGCTATACTGCGGACAGTATATGATAACTTGTATGATGCATTGAAACCACAGAGTATACCTCAAGCGGTTTTGATTATCTCCAAGTATCAATACCAATCTGCATTTGTCGCTGACCAAGAGATTAATCTCTTAGCAGCACTAACTGAAATTATGGTAGAATGTGAATTCAAATGACTAATCTAGAAAACTTCTTAGAAGAACGCGAAGCATTTAGAGCAGAACAATCTGTACGAATGGCTTCTGCATATGCCAAGAATAGAAAACTAATCAAGGCAAGAAAACAATCATCTCAAAAACTAACTGAGATTGCCTATAAGAAATGGGCAAAAGCAAAAGACCTAGAAGTAGTAGAAGAGATTAAATCTCCTTCCTTCGTAGAAAGACTTGGGTCTGCTATTGATTATTACAGGAATGTCTAATGACTTTTAAAAAACGTGAGAAGATCAGAGCACAAATGAAATCTAGATTTTATTATATGTTCTGGGGTGCAGCAACTGTTGCTGTTGTAAGTGGACAACTATATGTTGGCACATCATATCGTGTTATGGCAAAGTCCATGAACAGATGGTTTGAAGAGACTGTTCAAATGCTACAAGAACCTCTTCGTCCTCCTACTGGAAGATACCTTCCTTTAGTTCCACCTCCAATGGGTGACTTTCGTGACGATCTAGACCTAACTGATTTAAACATTATTTGGTTAGATGAAGCAACTTAAGACACCACTCAGATATCCTGGTGGTAAGTCTAGAGCAGTTACTAAATTGTGTCAGTGGTTGCCTAGTAGAGAGATCACAGAATATCGTGAACCCTTTCTAGGTGGTGGTAGTATGGCATTGGAAATGACCAAGAGACTACCAGAAGATGTACCCATCTGGGTCAATGATCTTTATGAACCTTTATATAATTTCTGGGTTCAGTTAAGAGATAACAGTGACTATCTTCACAGTGAACTTACAAAGGCAAAGAACTCTCATCCAGATGAAGAGAGTTCAAGAGAATTATTTTTAGACGCAAAGGAGAAACTTAATGACAGTGAAAGATGTCAAGAAGATAGAGCAGTTGATTTTTATATCATTAATAAGTGTTCTTTCTCTGGTCTCACTGAGAGCAGTTCATTCTCAAAGGCAGCATCCCAATCTAACTTCTCCATTAGGGGGATCGACAGGTTGCCAGAGTACAGTAAACTCATCAAGCGATGGAGAATTACTAACCTCTCCTACGAGGAACTCAACTCCGATGAGACCTTAACGTTCATCTACTCTGATCCTCCTTATGATATTAAGGATGCTTTGTATGGACACAAAGGAGATAAGCATAGAGGATTTAATCATGCAGCATTTGCTGATAGCATGGACAAGTGTCTATGTAATGTTATGATATCCTATAACAACCACCCTGATATTATTATGAGATTTCTTGAGTGGTGCCAGTATGACTATGATCATACTTATACAATGAGATCTACAGGCACTTACATGTCAGATCAACAAGACCGTCGTGAATTAGTATTAACAAATTATGGGAAGTTTGGGGGTTCGTGTACTGCCAAGTGGTAAGGCACAACTATATCATACACGTAGAGGTGCATACTCTACATTCGGTAATGATATAATGACAGCAATTATACAAGGTGGTGAGATCCACTGCAATACAAAACAAGGTCGGACAATGATCTACAGAATTAATAATTCTGAGACAGGTGTCGTGGGACCTATTAGAGTGTGGTAATGAAAATTGAATTAAAGGACTGGTTAAACTCTGTTAACTTCAATAAAAAGGATCTCCTTGCTGATGATCCTACAGCGATATCTTCTTATCCTCCTTACATAGTTAATAGATGTTTGTCTGGTACTATGGATACCATTCTGTTTGCAAACGAGATGAATTTGAATGCACATCTTGATAAGGATATGCAATACTCTTTCTTCCTATATACTTTGAGGAAACGGAAAAGGTTTTCCCCTTGGTTGAAGAAAGAACAAGTCGATGACTTGGATCTGGTCAAAAAACACTATGGTTATAGTAACGAGAAAGCAAAGGTCGCATTAACTCTTCTCACCAAAACCCAAATTGAAAAAATTCGTAACACACATGACATGGGAGGAAGAAGATGAGTGCAATTACCGAAGAAGTCCAGTGGACTGCTGAGAGTATGGTAGAAGTCGGGTTGAAGGAACCTGATGACTTCCTTAAAGTTAGAGAAACATTAACACGTATTGGAGTAGCTTCACGCAAAGAAAAGAAGTTATATCAATCGTGTCACATCCTTCACAAACAGGGTAGATACTATATTGTACATTTTAAAGAACTGTTTGCTCTTGATGGAAAGAAAGCAAACTTGAGTATTAATGATGTGCAACGTAGAAACCGTATAGTACAGTTACTCAGCGATTGGGGATTAGTATCTATCAACGCTAAAGAAGTTATAGCAGACGTAGCACCTCTAAGTCAGATCAAAGTTCTTGCATATAAAGAGAAGGGAGAATGGACACTAGAGAGTAAGTATAACATTGGTAAGAAGAAGGAGGATTAACCGAACTTATATTTTCGGTTAATACCATTACCTTTTTTTATGGTTCGTGTTTAAATAATAGTGTACGCTTCGGGTACGAACACACACTCGCTTATTTAAGGAGAACTATCATGGACAATTTAGCAAGATATCATGCTGCAAATCTTCCAGAATTAATGGAAAAGATTACACGCAACAGCATAGGTATGGATCAATACCTCAATCGCTTCTGGGATGGAGTAGATACTACTTCTAATTACCCACCCTATAACATTATTGAAGTAAACAATGAAGAATCAAGATTGGAAATCGCAGCCGCTGGCTTCAAAAAAGATGACATCAAAGTCTATACGGAGTTTGGAGAATTATATGTCGAAGGCAGCAAAGAAAAACAAGAAGATGTTGGAGCATTTGTCCATCAAGGACTGGCCAGACGTAGCTTCAAACGTACATGGAAGATCTCCGACGATACAGAGGTTAGATCCGTCAGCTTTGACGACGGACTCCTTACCGTTGTTTTGGGAAAGATAGTTCCAGACCATCATAAAAGAGTAGATTACATCTAACTACATAGGGGGGATTGACAAATGTTGATCCCTCCTTTATAATATAAGTAAAAGCATTTTTGATATGGCAAAAGGTAAGAAAGAACCTATTAATGTTACTCCT